GCTAATCTTATTAATTATTATAAAGGAAGATTATATTTAGCTGATTATATGGAGGGTTCGTATAGGCAAAAGAATATGATAATTAGATCATCTCCTCTTTTGGGTTTAGTGGCCTTAGTTAATACGGACGCTGCAACTGGAGCAACAAGTTTGGATATTACAGATACAAAATATATTGTTTCTGGAGAGGTTCTTGATGTACGCAGGGGAGGAACATCGATTACAACCGTTACTGTTACTGGTATTAATGAGACAAGCATTACTGTCAATACAACATTAGCAGATATACAAGCGTCTGATGAATTATGGGTTAATGGTACATATGCCGGTACGGGACAACTTTTTAGATGGGTAGCTAATTCTAGCATAACAGGCACAAATGTTCAGGCTTTTGATACGTTTAAATTATCAGGTACTAATGACAATAATGCAGAAGAGATAAAAATGATGGTCAATGTTGGGAACAACATGCTCATTGGAAGCAATAATAACTTAGCTATATGGAATAATTACGTTCTTCGCACCATGGATTATGGCATTGGATGCGTTTCGAGGCGTGCATATACAAAAAATAATGGAATTTTATTTTTTCTTCATTATAGTGGAATTTATCAAAGCGTTGGAGAAGCTCCTACATTGATCTCTCAAAAGATTGATCGCTATTTAAGCGGTGCAACTCGATCGGGACTTGAATCGTGCGTTGCTGGGAAGAAAGGGAAAAGTGTTTTTTTCACTATCGGCGATGTTACGTTATATAATCCAGATGGATCAACTGAAAAGACGTTAAGCGACGTATGTCTTGAGTATAATACAATACAGCAAAACTGGTATGTTCATACCAATATAAAAGCCACTGATTTTATAACATATATTTCTCCTCTTAATTTTGATAGATTAGTAATGTCTACTTCTTTTTCTAATTTACCAGTATATGAATTTTTGCAATCAGGAACATATACAGATAATGGAACGGAGATTATGTTTAGGATGGATACTCCTAATATTTTGATTGGACAATTATTTGAAAAAATATCACGTCCACATGAAATTGCAATAGAGATGGAGCGGGGTAGTGGATTAAAGTGTTTTATTTCATTAGATATGGGTAGATGGTATGCGCTTGAGGGAGAGTCTTCAAAGGGCTTAACCATACTTAAAGTTATTAATAAAGACACTGGATCCCCAATGGTTCCAAGATGTAGAAATATGAGAATATCATTGCGGCATGCAGGAAAGATGTTATGTAAAATTTCTAAGCTTGCTATTAATTATGAATTTAGTGCAGAAGAAGAAACAGAAAAGCCGGATGAAACACAACCGATTCCAATTTCTATATAATTATGGCAGTTAATGAAATTACATATGAGACTATAGATAGGCCATACAATGCGTATATGACCCGCGATGCGATTGATACTGTAGATCGTCCTAGTTTGGTTGAGTCAGATAATAGCGATGATGGAGCAGCTGTAAAGACGGGTGAAGGACTTTCTGAACTTTGGGTAGAGAATTGGATTAAATCAATGAATTATAAGCCAAAAACGCAAGGCTTTTATTTCGATGCCAAAACTGGCTATATAGAGGCGATGGAACTGTATATAGGTACTATTGGTGGAGTTATAGGCGGATGGGAAATTTCTAGCGACGCTATTTATCACGACGGAGCAACTGATGAAACATCATCTGGAATGGCTTTTGCTGATTATCCATTCTATGCAGGTAAGAAATATGTAGATAGGGCTACAGCTCCATATAGAGTAACTCCGGCTGGCATTATGTATGCTACTGGAGCAGTTATCGATGGCACATCAACCATAGGTGGTATTACTGGAACTGCTATAGCATATGGCGCAACAGCAACAGCTGATTCTGTTCCAGCAGGACTTACTGTCAGTTCGACTGGAATAAGTACGGGTTCAGATGGCTCGCAATCAGCGTATGTTGTTTTAACGTGGGATACCATATCATCTAATATATTTGATCACTACGTTATTCGTTTCAAAAAAGATGCGCTGACTTATTATACGTATCTTCCTTCTAATATAAATACAATTACAATCGAAGGATTAACGCCTAATATTTTATATAATTTTGGCATTTCTTCGGTAAATAAATATGGTATACAATCTGCTTTTTCAGCAAATGTATCGCAGATAACTGCGTCAGACACCGGCGCTCCAGCAACTGTTACGTCAGGAACGGCTACTGGTGGGATACAATACAACATTATTGAATGGACGCATAATACTGACAGTGATTTAGCGTCGTATAACATATACAGAAACACCACAAACGATTCAGGAACGGCAACGCTTATTGGTAATTGCCGAACAAACTATTTCGTAGATGGAGGACGGACTGGCGGACAAATCTATTATTACTGGATAAAGGCGGTAGATACATCAGGCAACGTATCTTCGTCTTTTTCGACTGTCATGTCGTCTACTCCCCGAAATGTTCAAACAACTGATGTTGAGGTTATTTCTGCTCAAAAAATTTTACTTAATGGTGAAATATATATTTCAAATTGGCAACATGGATCAGATCTTTCTAAGTTTGATGGAGCCAATCTTTTTACTGGAAGTGTAACAACAACGGCGCTTAACTTTACCCCTGTTCAAAGCACAGATGTAATCGCTTCAATCAATGCGTCAGCTGAAGGAATTAAGATTGAGGCTGATAATATAACCGTAAGTGGTTCGGCTACGTTTGAGGCAGGATGGGCAGCAGCACTAAATGCCGAAAGTGATATTAACGGTTCAAATATTATCAACGGCGAGGGTTGGACTGATGATACTGTAGCTAATGCCGCTCAATCAGCCGCCAATGCTGCTCAAGCATCTGCTAATACCGCTTTATCTGAGTTAGACGACATAGCCGCTGATGACAAACTCACTCCAGTTGAAAAGTTAGCCGCCAAAAAAATTTGGGATGAAGTTGTGGTTGAAGGCACAGCCACTACCGGGACAATTCCGGTTCAAGCCATTGCTTTCGGAGTTGTTGATACTGATTTTGACACGGCTTATGCAGCTTTATATTTATATCTCAATACTACCATAACAGCATTCGCTAATATGGCCGCTACGACCGATATTGTTAGAGCAACTTGGAATACTAAATGGAATGATTATTATAATCAAAGAACTTTACTTTTAAATGCAATCGCGACTAAGGCTAAAGATTTGGCTGATACTGCTCAAGGTACGGCTGACAACGCTCAAGTTGATGCTAACACTGCCAATGCAGCCATCGCCGATATAGCAAGTGATAATATTTTAAGTCAAGTAGAGAAACCATCCATTATTCAAAACAATACTGTCATTTTAGCCGAACAGACAGGCATAGACGTGCAAGCCACCACTTACGGGATCACCACGGAAAAAACCGCTTATGATAATGCCGTAACTGCTTTAACCGCATACCTTGCTACTTTAACCACTCCTGTATTATGGTCAAATTTAACAGGCGATACAACGATTGTCGGAACTACTTTTAGGGGAAAATTCGCTGATGTTTATACTACAAGGCAAGCTCTTTTGGATGCGATAGCATCAAAAATCGATACTGATAAACTTGATTTATTAGGCGGTTCTTACAATAGTGATACAGGATCAGTCGGGCACGTTGCCAGGGTAAGAATATTTCCGGATATCAATACCGGCATTCAGGTTATCGACGATGAAGGAAATGATGTTTTTAAAGCTCTCGTTGGTGGTACGAACGTCGGTGATATAACCTTTGGAAATTATGCAGGAGGGCAGGGATTTTTCTATGATAAGTCGGCAAATACAACGACCTATGCGGGCGCATTAGCTGCCGTGTCAGGTTCGCTCGGAACAATCGTATTAGCTTCTGACGGATATATCCGAATGGGACAAACCGATTATTTAACAGGTAATGGATTCTATTTAGGAATAGGAACAGTAAATACGGGAGCGACAAATCCTGGAACAGCTGTAAATACTGACGCTGGTGGAGGGATTGCGACTGATCCGTGGAGTTTTACATCAGACTCATTAATCTCTTCTAATGATGTTTATGCTTCCTGCGAAATTGGTAATTTT